AGTAACCTGCTTCAATTCTTCCTCTAAAGCCTTAACTACAGTTAATTTACTGCTGTCATGCACATAAGAACCGCTGGAGCTTTTTGTCAACTCTTCTTGCTTTAATATGCTTCTAGACCACGCTACACCTGCAGAGCCACCCCAAAGTAGCCAAGCAATTGTTCCTGCTGTAGGGCCACCATCCTGCATTTTCTTTTCAGGTTTGTAGTTTTTCTCATGCCTACTGAAGAAAGCTGACATTCTTTTAACAGTATCTAGGCTTAGATTACCATTAATTATATCTCTTGCTCTGGCTACGCCAGAACCAACACCTTCAGCTTTAGCTTGCGAGGCATCTAAACCACCGCGAGAGTATTTCTCTCTCATGGTTAGTCCGCGCTTTGCATTATTCTTCATTGCATCGGTAGGAGAAAAGCTTTTAGCTTTATAAATTGTTTCCATATTATCCCTATTTAACGCAATATAAAAATTATTATATCACAATTTTACTAGAAAATCAAGTATAATAAATTAAACTGCAATTAGTTTTGATATTAATTCTTCTAACTTATTGATTCTTTGCTCTTGTTCAACAATTCTTTTTGCTAATTCTACAGCAGATACTAATGCAGCATTACCGTAAGCTACGCTTAATATACCATCCCCGCCAGTAATAATTGTTTCTGGTAAAAGCTCTTGTAGTGATTGCGCTGATACACCTGCGTGACGCTCATCGTTATCTTTACGAGTGTAAGTACCGCTTTTTACATTAGCTAGTTGATCAACAAAGTTAGGCTTTACTTCTTCCCAGTCTTTCTTCAAGCGCTCGTCTGATTGGGCTGTGACGTTGCCTGACATTGTGAGGTTGCCTGACATATCCATCTGTAAGCGGTTAGCAGCAGCTGACCAACCCCCTATACGAAATACGTTGTCAGAGTCCAAACCCATGTTGACGGCGTAATAGCCTCCTCGGTGAAACGACATAATTGCACCACCGGAATTTGAATAAGCCTGTAATGGCGGACTTGATCCACCTGAAGTGTTTTGGTTGGCTAGAAAATAGTTTGAGGCAGTCCAAGTGTTGCCTGTACCTAGAATAGAAGCGCCAGAAGTACCTGTAGCACCCTGCGGACCTGTAGCACCCTGTGGACCTGTAGCACCTGTAGCACCTGTTGGACCCTGTGGACCTGTAGCACCTGTTGGACCTGTTGCACCTGTTGGACCCGATACGCCTGCAGACCAAATGCCATCACCTCGCCAGAATGTTGATGCCGATGCGCTTGTGCCGCTGTTTAGGCGAGTAACAGGCAAGTTTGCAGATAGTGAAGCTGCACTACCAGTTACATTAATACCCCAAGTACCGGATGCATTTCCACCAGTTAGCGTTGGCGCAAAACCATTAAAGTTATTCGACGCAAGAACATCTCTCCAAGCACTCCATGAAGTGTCGCCAGAACCATCTGTGGCTCCTCGAAACTTCATGCCGCCGCCACCACGCTCAATCGTCATTTGCTGACGACCATCGCTGCTATTCATATTTAACGTAGTTGTATACGAAAAACCGGAGTCTGGGTTTTCTTGCCTATAAATTCCTCCCCTGGTTACGAGACGTAGATTCGAAGTACCCTGAAGGTTCACAAAACTTGCTGAGTCGGCGTTACCTGAGATATTGGTTTGATCTCCAGTGTTAGTTCCTGATGCAGTACCTCCACCTGTAGCGAAACCAGAACCGTTTGTCAACTGGTTTGTATTTGTTACGTTAGTAGCACCAGCTGCAATACCGTTAAGCTTTACAGTTTCAGCAGCAGTCATTAGTCCAGCTAAAGCCGTAGTTGAAGCAGGCAGAACTACGTTAGCACCAGTACTACTTGTAACTGTAAGAGTAGTAGCTGCAGTAGTTACACCTAAGTTTGTTGCTACGTTAACTTGAGCACCAGCTGCAATACCATCTAACTTAGTTGCATAAGCAGCAGTCATAAAACCGGCAACAGAAGCTGTAGCTTCAGGTATTGAAACAGTAGGTGTAGCGCCACCAGAAGATAGAATAGGAGCTGTCGCAAATACTGAAGTAACAGTACCTGTATTAGCTGTAGCACCAGCTGCAATACCATCTAACTTAGTCTTGTCCGTATTCGTCATTAAACCAGCTAAAGCTGTAGTAGCAGCTGGAATGGTAGCATTAGTACCTGTAGAACTATTTACAACACCTGTTGTAGTTGCTGTAGAGTATGTCAAGTTGGCGGCTACGTTAACTTGAGCACCAGCTGCAATACCATCTAACTTAGTCTTGTCCGTATTCGTCATTAAACCAGCTAAAGCTGTAGTAGCAGCTGGAATGGTAGCATTAGTACCTGTAGAACTATTTACAACACCTGTTGTAGTTGCTGTAGAGTATGTCAAGTTGGCGGCTACGTTAACTTGAGCACCAGCTGCAATACCGTCTAGTTTACTGGCATATGCACTACTCATAAAACCATTAACAGAAGCTGTTGCTGCTGGAATAGAGATAATAGGTGTAGTACCACCAGAAGATAATACAGGTGATGTAGCTGCTACACTAGTTACAGTACCTGTATTTGTAGTATAAGCACTTGGATTGCTAGCTAAGTAAAAAGAAGTAGAGTTTAAACCATCTAATGTATCTGCGTCTAATCCACTGCCAGATCCATCTACGTTTTTAATTGAAGCAAGAAGTTGTGCATCAGTAACATCACCTACATTACCACCTACTGAATTAACAGTAGCAGCAACAGCTGCAGTAAAAGAATCAATTGTTCCATTTGCTTTCTTAAAGTACAACTTGCTATCGGCATAATTAATAGCTAACTCACCAAAATCTAAATCTCCGACTAAAGGTACTTTAGAGACTACGGATGATTTCTTTAATATAATTTTACTTGACATTTGCAATCCTTAATAAAGGTAAAAAGAAAGGCGGTAAAAACCGCCTGTTATTTAGTAAATACTTTAGTATGTTCCACCGTCTACTTGAGATATAGAAACCAAACCTGCTGTTACTGAAAAGTCAGTACTATCAAACTTAGACAGACCTAGCACTGAAGTGCTTGCAGTTGGAATAGCAGTTGAGCCAGCTGCAGTTACTAGACCCTTAGCATTTACTGTAAAGTTGGGAACTGTTACTGAATTACCAAAACTACCTACGGTTCCGTTAACTGTAGCTAAAGTTAAGGCAGCCGATACTGCAGCACTTCCATTTACAGCAGAAAGAGTAGCAGTAGCATCACCAGTTAAGCTTAGATTACGTGCAGTTTGCCATGTTGTTGCAGTACTAGCATTACCAACTAGAGCAGCATAAACAGTAGCTACATTTAGATTCTTATTTAAGTTCCAGCGATCATCTATACTTGAATAAGTTAAAGTCGCCGGTACAGTTGGGCCGATAATAGTTAAGCCACCACCATCAGCAGAGGCAGCATCTGCAGCATCTTTGGCTAATTCAATATTCTTGTCGCGTACAGCTACAGTAGTACTGTTTACAGTAGTCGTTGTGCCTTGTACAGTTAAATTACCTGTAATTACTGCATTGCCTGTTACATTGATATTAGCTGAAGTAATATCATCACTTGTAAAAGTACCATTTACGTTTACGTTATTAAATACTACGTTACTTGTTGGAGCAACTTCTTGTCCAACCGCTAATGTTACAGTATTATTTGTAACTGTAGTAGCTACACCAGTTCCTCCTACAAAGGTTAGAGTATCTGTTAATAGGTTAACACTGTCTGTACCAGTACCTCCTGCAATGCTAAGGCTACTAGCTACGCTAGCTGTACTTACAGCAGTTACTAGACCTTTAGCGTTTACAGTAACAATTGGTATTGTAGAAGCACTACCATATGTGCCTATACTTGAGTTAACAGTAGCTAGGGTCAAAGCAGTAGAAAGATTTGAATTACCGTCTACAGCAGCAAAAGTTGCAACAGCATCTCCAGTTAATCCTAGACTACGTGCGTTTAACCATCTTGTAGTTGTGCTTGAGTTACCAAGCAACGCTGCAGTAATTACGTTAGCTGCAAAGTTGCCTGAAGCATCTCTCTTTACAATAGTACTTACTGTATTATCTGCAGTTCCAGCATCAACCATATCAGTATAGCGCTTACCGCCAATGATTGTGTGATTTACTGCATTACCTAAAGTCTCAGTACCAGTTCCTATGTATAATCTGTCGCCCCCATTTGAGCCATTATCCCCCAAAGAAGAGTAAGCTAGTACGCCCTGTCCTAAGACAGCAGGATTACCAGATACCTCTGATCGTTTGATTCTTAAAATTGAAGCCATTATTTTCCTTAATTAGTATTAATTAGTATTGGTTAGTATTGTTCAGACTCTATTGCCTGTTGTTCTAGTAATCTAGTTGCTTTCCATTTTTGATCTGCAATAGAATATATTAATATAGAACCCTCAAGCTTACCTGTAGTATCTACATCGGCAGCATCTGCTATGTTTTGAATACCAGCTGGCCCAGTTGGTCCAGTTGGTCCAGTTGGTCCAGTTGGCCCTTGTTCAGCTGCAGTAATAACCGTAGTAATACCAGATGTTTCAACTACAATAGTATCATTTACTGTTTCGATAATTACTTGAGTTGTCATCTCGTAACCTCTGGTATTGCACTAAAGCACCCTTGAGTAAGTCTAGTTACTGTTCCATCAGAAAATACAATCTCTAAATCATATACTGCACTAGAGAATGTATATGTAGTAGATACGTTGGCTGGAATTTTAATTTTAAATTTACCATTCTCAGGTTCATGGATCTCTAACCTTGAATTTTCTGTTGTCAGTAAATCTAAAACTGCAGTATCATTTACTGCTCGTCTAATTTGCATTCTAGCAGTACAACCAGTTAGATTAACTGCTACAGGTGTTGTGCCGGTTTTCCATTGGATAATTTTAACAAACGTAGAACCTTTGTAAATCTCCAGATCAATATGTGCTGGTTGCATTTGTATTCCTATTTATGCTATTATTGCTATTATTGCTATTTATTTTATATCTTATACTATCTGGCAGCTTGCCGCCTTCACTGGTATTCCAACCCATGAATTCAAAAGGTCTAAAGAGCTTCTCAATGTAATAAGCTTCACTCTCTGAGCACACGCATAAACGAGTTATTATAAGAGAATCTAAGTTGGATGTGGAAAGAGCTAAGTGCAGTGGATTATGGCTATTATAAGAACTTTTGAATTTACTTATATGCTCTTTAACTCTAATATCTATTGACCTAGTAGTAACACCGACATATCCTTCTAAGAATACATCGGTGTGCTCTTTTAAATGCAGCCAATATACATAAGATGTTTTCTGGTTAGCCTGTGATAGACTATCTACGTTAGCCTGCATTTTCTAAGTTGTTACTAGAAGTATCTGCACCAGTTGGCCCAAGCGCAGTACCTTCACCTGCTGTTTTAAAGCCGTCTCCACTTCGAGAAGTCATAGCAGGTAAGTACTCTGCATTAGGTTCTTGCTCTGCAGGTAGACTATCTACTCCAATAGCTTCACGAACTCTATTTAGAACTGCACGATCAACTTCAAGTACAGATGTGCTAGCAAAACGCTGAATTGCTTTAGAGAATGACTCAAGATCTTCAGCATCTAGGTTATCAAAGTCCATGTGACCCATTCTAGATATGTCCCATGAATTTAGTTCATAAGTTTGCTTGATCAAATCTTCGTTAATTACATCACGAATTTTCCTTAGCATTGCTTCGGCTGCAGTAGCTGAAAGTGAATTCTTAACTTGGCCTAAAGCATTAGATCCGCCGCCTGACTGTCCTAGTACGAGAATATCTGCAAATAGGGAAGTTAAGATTGAATTCTTGTAGTACTCTTTAATCTTAGAAGTGTCCATTGCTTTACTACCATTTAACGACAGTAGCTCTAATTCAAATAGAGGCTGTTTGGTATCTGGATCATGAGCTTGAGGTAAAATTAGAGCAGATTGCTGATTTAGCTGCATATTTCGCATTACGTTTTCATAGTACGATCTAATAGCTTTTTGATCCGTAGATGCATCTGCAGATAAATACTGCGGAGGTAGCTTTAGCACAGGAAGTCCAACTAAATCTTTAGCTACACCGTTAGCTTCAATCTCTTCGATTACACTTAGAAACCGCCAAGACAGATACGCATCTCTTAGCATGGACTTACCAAAAGGATCTCCTTTGTGCTTACCTGCTTTAAATAAGATAATCTTACTTCTACCTAAAATGACTTCGTTATTAGTACGTGTACTATAGCGATTATAGACATCTGAAATAGCAGATAAATTCTGCTTGACGCCTTTCACTTCGTTACCATCTTCACTGAATATAAACTTCTCAATTGTCTCTTGACTTCTGATTGGTAGCTTTTTCCATCCAATGATACCGTCGTTATATTTAGATCCATTGGATTTTAAACGCCTACGGTACACTTTTTCATGCACAGAGAAACCATACATATTTGCAGAAAGAGCTTCAGATATAAAGTCAGACCAGCTATACTCCTTCATATCTTGCATCATTTCATTTATAATCTCAGCTTCACGCAGCTCTTTAGCTGAAGCTCCAGCTACTGGTTTAAATATCCAATCAGCTTTTCCGATTAAGTTATCAAATAATGTTAAAGCTGAGTTAATTGTTCCGTGGTAAGACATTTGCTTATAAGTAGCAATACTGTGCGGAAAGTTCAACTCGCGTTTTAATTCATCGTTAGATACGCCATTAAAGACATTCAAACCAAGATAGCCTGTTTCACTTAATTTAAAACGCTCTGGATCTTCGCTAAATGATTTCTGTACTAAATTACTATTTGATTTACGTGCCATTAACGGCTCCTTTTCTTATGATACTAATGAACTGCGATACTCAGGTATTACACCAGAAGCACCCGATCCAAAGGGGTTTGAACCTGTGAAGTCAGGTAGTGAAAACGTAGGAATAACTAGCTCTTTATTTAACAAAAGAAAGGCATCTGAACAAACGTCTGCAATGTCATCTTTCTTTTTAGGGTCACCATCGAATACTTCAAGTTCATCATAAAACGCTTTGTTCCAGTCTGCTTTTACTACATTAATAAAACCAGCTTGTGCTACACTTGAGAATGGTGCAAAGCGAGTAACCTTTGATTTAACTGGTTTAGACAACCTTACGTTGAAGCCCATCTCTCCTAATTTGCGCTGTAAATCTCTTGCATAAGCTCCAGCAGCAGCAGCAGGATCAAGAGGTATAGATACTGT